ATGTAGATTCATTACCCACAGATGAAGTAGTGCCTAATCCAGTAACTGAAATATTTTGATCTGTGCTGAGTGTCTCTTGTCCTAATGATGCAGTAAGTGCAATTCCAGTAGGGCTGACTTCAGCTATACCTGTGCCAACAGCAGTGCCTGCCGTAGAGGTAAGTCCGATACCTGTTACAGAAATATTTTGGTCAGTCGCAACTGTCTCGGTTCCGAGAGATGACGTGAGGCCATTACCTGTAACAGACACGGGTGCTTGTTGGTTCCAAGCACCGCTGTTCCAAGTTTGTCGGCCCCATCCTTGGATAGAGGCCATGTTTTATCTCCTTATGCTATTCTTAAGATTGCAGCAGTTGCTTCAGCAGCAGGGAAAGTAATTGTAAAAGTTCCTGAAGTTGAAGATTTAACTGCACCAAAATCAAGAACGCATACTGATGCATTTGTAGTTAAACCAGATACAGTTGAACTGTTATAAATAACAGCTGCTTGTGCAGAAATAGTTGCACTTGTAAATGATATGTCATTAAAATCGCATACAGCAGTATCACTTGATAAAGTTGGAGTAACAGAAGTTAATGCTCCGCCACCCTCAGAATAAGTTCCTGAGTTAGCTACTTCATCAGTTTGTTGAAAAGCAGTCGTTGATTTACTTAATGTTGCTTCATTGTCATATAGCGCTAGTTTAAAAGCATTCCCCGTCGTAGCCGTAAAATCGTGTAGGCCTTTCAGGATCTCCACTTTGA